TGGCATCTCAACTATTATTGCGCTCCTGCCAGATCTGATTCCTGTTGTGTTTAACACACTTATGGATTTGGTTGGTGAGATCCTCAACATGATGCCTCAACTGGTGGAGGCAGGCTGTCAGATCATCATCTCCCTTATCCAAGGAATTGGGGAGACAGTTCCCAAACTGATTGAAATGCTCCCAGACATCATGATCCAGTTGGTGGATACTCTTCTGGAGGGTCTTCCGCTCATTATTGATGCGGCCTTGCAGATGATCCTTGCGCTCGTTAATGGTCTGATGAACGCAATCCCCAAGTTGATTGATTATGTCCCAACACTTATCACTACTATTATTGAGGTGCTTATCAATAATCTTCCAAAGATCATTGAGATGGCAGTACAGATCATGGTAGCACTCATCACAGGCCTTATTGATGCCATTCCGCAGTTGATTGCAATGGTTCCCAAGATCATCAAAGCCATAGTGGATACGCTTAAAAACAACTGGCCTGCCATTAAAGAGGGTGGCAAACAGATCCTCATGGCCTTTGTAAACGGCATTACTGCAATCCTTTACAAGGTTGGAGAGGCCGCAGGAAAGATCTGGCAGGCCATCAAACAGAAGTTAGCGGACATTGGGCAGAAGATGTTGAGCATAGGCCAGAATGTGGTATCTGGTATCTGGAATGGTATCTCCAATAGCTTGCAATGGATTAAGAACAAGATCTCTGGGTGGATCGGTAATGTTCTGGACTTTATTAAGCGGATATTTGGCATTGCGTCTCCCTCCAAAGTAATGGAGGACGAGGTTGGTAAATATCTGGCAGAGGGCATTGGAGTAGGTTTCCAAGATGAAATGCGAAATGTGGAGCAGGAGATGGCAGACGCTATTCCCAGTTCCTTTGATGTTGATGCGTCCATCAACGGAGCGGTTTCACAGGGTACGCAAGTTGCCGTCATGGTTGCGGCATTTAAGCAGGCTCTGGAGGACATGAAGATTGAGTTGGACGATGAGGTTGCAGGACGCTTTGTGGAGCGTACTGTGGCAAGGGCAATCTACAGTTAAAAAGGAGGGAGAAACATGAATAAGATCACACTCAATGGGGTGGAATCCACTTCTATAACTGGTCTGCTGATTCAGAGCCTCCCTCCCATTTCCAAACCAAAGCGGAGGACGCAGATTGAGGAGATAGACGGCAGAGACGGAGATTTGGTTACTGTTCTAGGCTATGCGGCCTACGATAAGAAAGTGAAGATTGGCCTGCATGGTTCATTTAATATTGATACTGTCATATCGTTCTTTGATTCCTCTGGGGATGTGGTGTTTTCCAATGAAGATGGTAAATTTTATCGTTATGCCATCTATAACGCAATTGACTATGATAGGCTCATCCGTTTCAGAGAGGCAGAGGTTGCGTTCCATGTTCAGCCTTTCAAGTACGCTCTATCAGAGCAGACTCCTACTGTTGTCTCCATAGTCTCGCAGGAATCTTTGACGCTGACAAACAATGGGAATATCTTCTCCAAGCCTATCCTGTCTGTCACAGGATCCGGAACTGTCCTGCTGTTTCTCAATGGTAACCAAGCCTTTACGCTGTCTCTTGGGACGGATGAAACGATCACGATTGATTCAGAGGCTATGGAGGCCACTAATGGTGGTGTACTGGCTAACAGGAGCGTAACCGGAGATTATGAAAACATCTGGTTGCCTGTTGGGGCAAATACGCTCACTTGGACAGGAACTGTGACGGAGATCTCTTACCAGTATCCCTCCAGATGGATCTGAGGTGATGCGGCATGATTAAACTGTTTCAGCAGACAGATACCACATTCTCAACTAACGGAGATCTGGTTGTCCGTCCTATCAAAGCCAAAGTGCGGAAAGAGGACAACGGCAACTACTATCTGGATCTGGAGGCCTCTCTGTCTTATGCGGATGAACTGACGGAGGGCAGGATCCTAGTGTGCAACACTCCACAGGGAGAGCAGGCTTTTCGCATTGGGAATGTTACCAAGACAAAGTCCAGAATCTCTCTCCGTGCGTGGCATCTGTTTTACGATTCTAAGAACTATCTCATAGCGGACTCCTATGTTGTAGACAAGAATTGCAATGACGCTCTGGATCATCTAAATACTGCTACGGACATTACTAGTCCGTTTACCACGCTTTCAGATGTAGGCACAGTTAACTCCTTTAGGTGCGTCCGGAAGTCCCTTTTTGAGGCCATTGGTACTGTCATAGAGAGATGGGGAGGGCATCTCGTCCGTGATATGTGGCAGATTAAACTCATGGCCTCTGTGGGAACTGACAACGGAGTAACTGTCCGCTACGGAAAGAACATCAAAGACATCTCCTGTGAAGAGAACTGGGATAATGTCTGCACAAAGATCCTGCCCACAGGGACGGACGGCATCATGCTAAACGCTCTGGATGCAGGAGCGTCCATTTATATGTCCTCTGACATCCAGTATCCTCTGCCGTACACCAAGACAGTATCTTTTGATCAGAGTGAGATTACACAGGATCAATATTCCACGGAGGCAGAGTGGCAGGCCGCTCTGGTTGCGGATCTGGCAGAGAAAGCCGCTCGGTATCTGGACATTTACTCCGTGCCTCAAGTGAATTACACGCTGAAAGCCAATCTGGAGCGTGTTACGGATGTGGGAGACTCTGTGGAGGTTATTGACGAGCGTCTGGGCATCAACATTCAGACGAATGTCATTGCCTATGATTATGATGTGATTCTGGGGCAGTATTCAGAGATTGAGTTCGGTAACTTCCGTCAGACTCTGGAGGGACTCCTGTCTACGATTAACGCACGGACGGAGGATCTCGTTAGAGAGTCCACGGACAGCGTCCGCATCACGCTTGGGCAGGAACTGTCTGCGGCAACTGCGGCTATCTGGAGCGCACTAGGGGACTCCAATGTGATCTACAACGGAGACTCCATCATGGTTGTTGATAGGTTGCCTGCAACTGACGCACAGAATGTCATGCTGATTAACGCAGGCGGCATTGGGTTCTCCACTACTGGCATCACAGGGACATTCAATTCCGCATGGACGATTGACGGCACTCTGGATATGCAACAGATCAATGTCATCAATCTTGTTGCGGACATGATAAAGGGTGGAACGCTGAAACTAGGCTCTGCTGACAATCAGAATGGCATTCTGGAGGTCTACGATGCGTCCAATAATCTGGTAACGCTACTGGACAGGAATGGCATAAAGGTCTACGGAAACAATGGGGACTATGTGATGATTAATAACTCTGTAGGCTTTGCAGGCTTTAACAGAAACGGCACAAAGATCTACTGGGCGGCAGAGGATGAGTTTCATATGAAGAAAAGCGTGGTGGAGGAAGAGATCACGCTGTGCGGTAAAGTGCGGTTTATTCCAATCACAAGGACGAGCGGCGGCACTACCATTAATGATGGCATAGGCCTAGTCTCCGTCTCTACTGTCTAGGAGGTGAGCGCATGGCATCTACAAGCGGAACTGTAGTGACTTCTCCGGAGCAGAGGCAGAGGTCTTTGACGCTCACTTGGAGTCAGACGAGCCAGAGCGTACAGAATAACACAACTACGATCTCATGGACGCTTAAAGGCTCTGGATCTGATACACAGTACTATTGGGTAACTTGCCGCAAGATCAAAGTAACCATCAATGGTACGCAGGCATGGTATAACGCAGGCGAGATTGATGTTAACAACGGCATGACAGTTGCCTCTGGCTCGTTTACCATTCCTCACAACAATGACGGCACAAAGACATTTACGATCTCTGTTGAGGCCGCTATTTATGAGGTTGCCGTAAACTCCACAGGATCCGGATCATGGACGCTTACTCCAATTGCCAGATATGCTACTGTCACGCAGGCTCTGTCCTCCAAGACGGAGACTACCATTACCATGTCTTGGACTTCAGACAGCACAGTTGATTATATCTGGTATCAAGTTAATAGCGGCTCATGGGTGGGTATTGATGTGGCAGACGGCAAGAGTGGTACATATACTATCTCTGGGAGATCCGCAGGCACGGCCTATTCCATTAAGACGAGAGTCCGCAGGAAAGACAGCCAGTTAACAACGGACTCCTCCGCTCTGTCCGTGACAACTTACAATTATCCCTACGCTACCAAAATGCCAGACTTCACTCTGGGCAACAAGGTAACCATAACCATCTACAATCCCTTGGGGAGATCCGTCACGCTCAATGTTCTGGACAAGGACGGAACGCAAGTGACGAGCGGCACTACCATCACAGGGACATCTTACCAAGGGTATAACTCAACAAGTGTTGTTAATGCTCTGTATGCGTCCATTCCGTCCGCAACACAGGGAACATACTCTGTGACTTGCACATGGTCTGGGCATACTGAGACGAGGAGCGGCGGCAAGTACAAGTGTGACTCTGCCGTCTGCAAACCAACTATAGGCACTTGTGATTATGTGGATCAGAACAGCACTACGATTGCGGTTACTGGAGACTCTTCCAAGATCGTCCAGACGCTTTCCTCCGTGCGGTTCAGAGCGCAGAGTCTGAGTGCTAAAAAGTCTGCCACAGTATCGTCCTGCAAGGTTACTGTAATGGGGACGGACTATTCTATGTCCATCTCTGGATCTACGGCAACAAAGACAGGAGTGAACATTGACTCTGCGTCCAACATCTCCGTGACATTCACGCTGACGGACTCCAGAGGGTACACGGCAACAAAGTCTCTGAGCGTTACCATGCTGAAGTGGGATCTGCCGTCCGGAATCATCACGCTTTACAGACAGGACAACTACTACTCAACATCTTATCTGAAGTGTGATGCCTCTTGGAGCAACATAGGATCTAACTCCTGCACGATAGCATATCAATGCAGGAAAACAGGGACATCCTCTTGGACGCTGACAGGGACGCTCACAGACAATGTGGAGATCTCTCTGACGATGGACAACACCAAGGCATGGGATGTCTGGGTAATCCTTACGGACAGTTTTAACGCAACTACTACTTATAAACTGGTACTGTCCAGAGGTATGCCCATTGCCTATTTTGACAGACTCCACAACAGCGTGGGTGTGGATTGCTTTCCTACTGCGGACGGATCTCTGGAAGTTGGAGGCTATGAGGTTCTCACAAAAGGAAATTTTGCGTTCCGGAGTCTGGAATACGCACTTTCCAATAATGCATCAGTTGCGTTTTCTGTTGGGGATCTTTCTCAGTTTGTAATGATCTCAATAGGAGCAGGAACAACAAAAGGCCTGTGGTTGTTTAACTCCACAAGTAGTGGTACTTTGTCACAATTAGCGGTTGCATCATCTGGTGGATTGTCTATAACATTGTCCACGAACAAGGTTACTGTTGCGAATTCTGGCAATGCAACGGCATTCATTGCTCTGCTGATCTACAATGGATCTGTATCTGTTGCGACATAAAGAGGTGAGACGATTGGAAGATATTACGCTAGGACAGATCTCTCTTGCAGTTGTTTTCATCGTAGGTTTGATCTCCGGAATTGCGTACATCAAAAAACACTTTCAAGCTTGGATTAAGAACAGTTTGAAAACTGACTTTGAGAAGTTGGGCAATCAAGTAACTGCACTTTCTGAGAGAGTCTCAACAGTTGACATGGAGGATACTAAAAACTTCCTAGTCCGCTATCTCTCAGATGTGGAGCGTGGTGTGGAGATGGACGAGATTGAAAAGATCCGGTTTGCGGAGCAGTACGATCACTATCTCAAGATGGACGGAAACTCTTACATCCGTGCAAAGGTTAAGAAACTGCAAGAGGCAGGAAAACTGTGAGTCATTGGGGAGGTCTGAAGAGGCCTCCCCACTCTTTTTTGCCCAAAATCGGTTAGAAACGCTCTGAGAGCCTCCTGCGGCCTATAGCGTGAAATTTCACTCTGGACATATGCCTGTGAGGCTGTAGAATGCGCTGAGATCCTTTCTGCGTTCTGCCGTGAAATCATACGGCAGAGTTTCTGCGTGGGCTGTGAGCGCAAAATGGCACTCAAGTCTACTCGGTGCTAATAAGTATGCAAAAAATTTTTTCTGCGGCATAAAAAATATTTTTAGGCCTGTTTATTGGCTCAAAAAGTTCTGAAAATTGATGATTTCTCCGTGACTTTCGACATGAAAATTCACGATTTACGCTTAAATTATGCTCCTGCATAATATTTCTTGTTGACAGTATACTACTATAGTGATATAATTGACATAGAACAGGCGGCAGGACAATGCCGCAGAAAGGATGGTAAAGAAATGGCAATGCTTGTAGGAGATCGCATTCAGATGGATGTCACTCTGGTTGGGGATTTCACATTCTCCAAGTGGTTTGGGTGGAAAGAAGTGGAAACCCACATCTACAAACTGGAGGACGCTGAGGGTAGGGTGTTTGTCTGGAAAACCACGGCAAGCCTTGGGATGGATTCTACTGATAAGAGAGGCAACTGGGTGTTTGATGCGGTGAGCAGGAACGATGCTTGTACCATTAAGGCCACTATTAAGGGGGTTGGCGAGTACAAAGGCGAGAAGCAGATTGAACTTCAGAGGGTCAAGGTTCTGAGCATTGTTCATGCTCCCACTAGGGAGGAGATTCGTGAGAATAAGCGTAAGGCTCAGTTGGAGGCAATGCAGGAGGGGGATATTCTTTACACCACAACTTATGCACAGGCCAAGGAGCATTATGCGGATTGTGAGATCCTTGCAGGATCGTATGACAAGAGGTGGAGAACGATTCAAGTGATCGTGCCAAAGGGCAGGATGGTAAATTCTGGTGTGCGGTTCAAGAAGTTTTCCAGATATGTTCTCTGTCCTCCTGCTTATGCCAATGTTGAGCGTAGTGCTGATCTCCCTGTTTATGCGGTTTATAGAGCAGTTGATGAGGAACACGCACTCCTGCATCATCGTAAGGAGCATCCAGAGGATGCGGATTGGGTTTGCTACACAGTAAATTAACGGAAATTAGTGGGGAGGTTCACTCCTCCCCAACATTAAGAAAGGATGTGTAAGAATATGGCACGGAAATGGTATGGAAGTCTCAACAATCGTTTGGAGGAGGGCAGACAGTTCTGCGAGGAGATCAAGGTTGGTACTGGGGTCACGGAGTACGGATGGTCTGACAGACGGCCTTATGAAGTGACGGAGGTCAGAGATCAGAAGCACATCACGATCCGGAAGATGGATCATCGTCATGTTGGTGACGGAGTGATGGACAACAACTGGGAACTGGTTAGCAATCCGGAGAATGCCTCCTTTGATCTGGTAAAGGTTGGTGAGACATGGTACTTCACGAACACGATCACGGCAGAAGAGTTTGAGAAGATGGACATGATGGAGCAGTTGAGACTTGCTGTTGGAGGATTTGATCCAGAGAAGATCCGCTCCAAGGGAA